TGCAACTGCATCTATATTTACTCCAACAGGAACTACTTCATTTAAATTAGCTACTTTATCAGTAGGTACTATAATGAATAACTATCCTGTATCAGGAACTACAGTGTTAAATTCAGGATCAGCTGATGATGTTAGATACGAAATTACATCAGTAAATACAGGATCTGGTACATTTAGTATAAGTGTTAGAAGAGGCGATGATTCTGATAATAATAAAACTATTTTAGAATCTTGGCCTGGTTTATCATTAGACCCTAATCAAAATAATTATATTTCTTATGTTATAGGAGATCAATCTCAAACACTATTAACTGATGAAGGTGGTAATCTTTATGTACAGTATTCTGGATCTTATATAAATAAAAGTAAGTATATTAGGGTGGCATCTGTAGATTCACCAACTCCTAACTTTTTTACAAGTCAAGGAACAATATCTAATGCTAGTTATACAGGATCAATACCTAAATTAGGTTTAGGAAATGCATCTGGATCATTTGGTGGAGCTACTGGAGTTTTATTTGGAGGTGGAACATCTGCACTAAATATGTTTGAGACAATACCAAATAGTGTAGCAAGTTCAGCTGCAAATAATATTCAAGGTTTATTGAATACAGACTACGATAATGCTATAAAATTATTAGGTAATAAAACTACTTATGATTTTAATGTAATATATGCCCCAGGATTAACATCAGTAAATGCGCCAAGCCAAATAACTGCATTATTAAATCTTGCGTCATTAAGAGGTGATTGTATAGCTGTAGTAGATATGGTAGGATATGGACAACAAATATCTGCAGTTAGTAGTGCCGCTTCTGGATATGATAATTCTTATGGTGCCGCATATTGGCCATGGCTTCAAGTAAGAAGTAGAGAAACTGGTAAGATGAATTTTGTTCCCGCATCTACACTAGTACCTGCAGTATATGAATATAATGATAAAGTATCAGCAGAATGGTTTGCGCCAGCAGGTTTAAATAGAGGATCATTATCTATGGCATTACAACCAGAAAGAAGATTATCATCTGCAGATAGAGATGCACTTTATCAAAATAAAGTAAATCCAATCGCTTCTTTTGCAGGTATTGGGACTGTTATATATGGACAAAAAACATTACAAGCAAAACCGTCTGCTCTTGATAGAGTTAATGTAAGAAGATTATTGATTGCTTTAAAAAGATATATTGGAAATATTGGTGAAACACTTGTGTTTGAACCTAATACTCAAGTAACTAGAAATAAATTTTTAAATCAAGTTAATCCATATTTAGATCAAGTACAACAAAAACAAGGTTTGTATGCTTTCCAAGTAGTAATGGATGAGTCAAATAATACTCCTGATGTAATTGATAGAAACCAGTTAGTAGGAACTATTTATTTGCAACCTACAAGAACAGCTGAGTTTATACAACTATCATTTAACATATTACCTACGGGAGCTACTTTTACTAATTAATAAAAATAAAAAAAAATGAATTTTAATAATATTAGTAATGATACTAAATTAAGAGTTCGAGTTCCTAAAGCACTTTATGAGTCTATTCAAAAAGAATTAAAAAAGAAAAGTCTCAATGAAGATACTTCTTTTTATCTTGTAGATAAACAAAATAAAACAAAAGATACTGTTGAAGCAAAAGATCAAGAAGAAGCTGAAAAACATTTTAATAATGCATTTGGAGGTATCCCAGTTGGTTATATTGTAACTGATGAAAATCCTGAAAATATAAATGAGGAAAATAAATCAGAGCCTCTTTCATTTGATATTAGTTTATCACTTAAAAGAATTGACGATGTCATTAAAGATCTTACAAAAGTAAAAGAAACTCTTTTAAGAATAGAACAAAAAGGTTGATCTATAAACTAATTAGTTGTATATTTATATAAAATAAACAATAAAAAAATGCCAGTAGTAAGCCCACAAGAATTAATGTATACTTCATTTGAACCTACAGTTCAGAATAGATTTATATTTTACATAGACGGAATTCCTTCATATTTGATCAAAAAAGCAGATGCTCCAGGTATAGATTTAGGTATGATAAAAATAGAGCATATTAATACCTATTTTAAATTAAAAGGAAAAGCTGAGTGGAAAGATATTGCTTTAACTCTGTATAATCCTATTTCTCCTTCTGGTCAACAAGCAGTAATGGAGTGGGTAAGATTACACCATGAATCTATTACAGGTAGAGATGGTTATTCTGATTTTTATAAAAAAGATGTTAAATTAGTAATTCTTGGCCCTGTAGGAGATGTTGTATCTGAGTGGATTTTAAAAGGTGCATTTATTAAAGATACTAATTTTGGAAGCTATGATTGGGGCGCTCAAGATGCTACAGAAATTAGTTTAAATTTAGTAGTTGATTATTGTATTTTAAATTTCTAAAAATAAATATTATGAAAGGATTTTTAACTTTTTTAGCAGCGGCTTTTATTTTGTCTTTAACAATGGGACAAGTGTATCTTTGCACTTATACTGATATTCAAAAAATTGTTTTATGGTTTACTCCTATTCCTGTAGCAATAATTGCAGGTCTTTTAGCAGGAGGAGTTAAAGGAGACGCAAAAAATATAGTAGGTACAGATGAAAGAGGAAATAAATCAATATCTGTAACATACGGAGTATTTGGTCTTATGCTTATTATACTTTATATATTTACTTTTATTGCTCTTAATGAAAGATAATTAAAATAACCTGCTACCTCAGGAGATTGCAAAAATAAAGCCACACCTTTAGACCGGGTGTGGTTTTCTATTTTTATGTATATTTATAATAAAAATCTATGTCAGAAGTTAAATTTTCAGTTCCAACAGAAACAATTGATTTACCTAGTAAAGGCCTTTTATACCCTAAAGAAAATCTATTATCATTAGGATCAGTAGAAATGAAGTATATGACAGCTAAAGAAGAAGATATACTTACTAATATTAATCTTCTTAAAAAAGGCATTGCTATTGAAAAAATGCTACAATCACTAATTAAATCGCCAATTAATTATGAAGATCTTACTCTTGGTGATAGAAATGCATTACTAATTTCATCAAGAATTTTAGCATACGGAAAAGATTATTCATTTACATATAAAAATTTAAATACAGATGAAGATGAAAAAATTACTATAGATCTTCAAGAATTAAAATATAAACAAGTTGACTATAGTAAATATAATAATATTAATGAGTTTAGCTTTTTACTACCGTATTCTAAAAATGAAGTAACTTATAAAATACTTACAGTTGGTGATGATAAAAAAATAGATGAAGAAATTAAAGGTGTAAAAAAATCTATAGGTTTAGAAGCTGGCCAATTATCTACAAGATTAAAATATCAAATAACTTCGGTAAACGGAGATAGATCAATAAAAACAATAAGAGAGTTTATAGATCTAGGATATCTATTATCCAGAGACTCCGTAGAGCTTCGCCATGACATTGCAAAGAATTCCCCTGATATAGATACTAAAATAAATTTCACAATGAAGGATGGTTCTGAAATAAACATAGACATGCCTTTAGGAGCTGAGTTCTTTTTCCCAGGATAATTAATTAATTTTTTATGGAAGGGTTTCATTATAATTCTTGTCCGCTATTCCCAGGGCCAGAATACAAAGCTATATTTATGTCAGAAGTATTTGATCTGATATATCATGGCGGAGGCGGGTTTTCATATGATCAGGTATATAACATGCCAATACCTCATAGACACTTTTTTTTAAAAAAAATAAATGAACATCTTAAAAAAATAGAAGAGCTAAGAAACCAAGATAACCAAGTAGTTACTGAAAATACAAACATGAATAAATTTAAATTAAATCCTGATGCTATACAAGCATCAAAAGATATGCAATTTATTTCTAAAGTTAGGCCTAAAAATAAATAGTTGTTATATTTATTTTATATAATAATATTATGGCGACTACTACTCCCACAAATAACCAAAATAATAATCAACCAAATAATCAAAATATTAATGATGCTGCAGATGCAAGTAGGGAACTTGAAAGAAGACTAAGGGGAATAAGAGATATTCAAGGAGATTATAATAATCTTTTAAGAGATTCTATAGCAAGTTTAAATAATGGAAATAATCTATATACAAAAATTAATTCTAGATTAAATACATTAAAAGAAGGGAGTATTAATATAAGAGAAATTAATCGTGAAATTAATAAAATACAGCAAAAAGAATACATTGATAAACAAAATTTAAAAGACTTAGAAAAAGAATTAGGAACACAAAAAGTCAATTATTTAAATGTTGCATTAGAACTAACAAAAACAGCAGTATTAGCAGAGGCCCAAAGAAATAATATAACGCTAACTAAAAGGCAATTAGAGGAAAAAATATTAGATGCATTAGAACATGAAGGAAATTTAGAACTTGCTTCATATGCAGCGCAAAAAAAACAAGTAGAATTTTCTGAAAAAGAGTTAGAAGTAAAAAAACAATTATTAAAAACGGAAAAAGAGGTCAGTAATAATTTGGGAATTTCTGGTAATTTAGTTAAAATAATGTCTGATAATTTAGGAGTTGGTACAGAAGTTTACGAGGCAATGGTAGAAGAAGCTAGAAGATTACAAGCTGAGCAAGAAAAATTACCAGGATTTGTTAAATTTTTTGCTAATAGAATTAATATTATTAGAGTAGGTTTAACAGGTCTTGCTGCAGCAGGTAAACAAATGTTTAAAAATATGTTTGATCCTGCATTGCAGGCGGCAGCATTATTAAAACTAGGTAAATTTGCAGCATCATCAATAGCTTCTGGCATGAATACTATAACAGGAACAGGGGGCCCTATTGCAGGACTTACTAGTGGAGTATCAGGATTGATAAAACAAATACCTTTAGTAGGAGGTTTATTAGGGGGTGTTGTTGATATATTTTCAAATTTACTTGATTTTGCAGTAGGGTCTAGATCTGAAATACATAAAATGGGTAGAGAAATTAATCTTTCTGCTCAAGAATCTGTAAATTTAAATAATCAATTTAGTGATTTTGCAGTAAATTCAGGAAAAGCATATTTAAATTCAAAAGAATTATTTCTTTCTCAAGTTGCAATATCTAAAGAATTAGGTATAAATAATCAAATAAGTAAAGAAAATTTACAAACTCAAGTAGAATTAAGTAAATTTTTAGGTGTTGACGCTTCTACATTTGCAGAAATACAAAAATCAAGTACTATAACAGGAAAATCTGCAAAAAATATAACTAGTTCTATAATAGGTCAAGTTGAAGCATTTAAAAAAGCTACAGGAGTTTCTTTAAATTATCAAAATATATTAAAAGAAGCTGCAAGTTTTGGAGGCGCTTTAGGATTAGCATTTGCAAAATATCCTGAAAAAATAGCAAAATCAGTAGTTTTAGCAAAAGGATTGGGTACAAATCTTAAAGAGTTAGATGGAATTGCAGATTCATTTTTAGATTTTGAATCATCTATATCTAAAGAATTTGAAGCACAATTATTAACAGGAAAAGAATTAAATTTTGCTAAAGCAAGAGAGTTATTTTTAAATAATGATCTTGTAGGAGCTGGTCAAGAAATCACTAAGCAATTAGGATCTGCTTCAGAATTCTTAAATATGAATAGAATCCAGCAAGAATCTATAGCTTCTTCAATTGGAATGTCAAGAGATCAATTAGCTGATATGCTAAAACAACAAGAATTATTAGCTAGAACTGGTAGTAAGGATGTAAAACAAATGCAAGAAAAAATAAAATTATTAAGGGCTCAAGGAAAAGAACAAGAGGCAATAAATTTATTAGGAGGGCAAGAAGCATATAATAAAACAGTTACGGCTACAGCTTCTGAAGATTTAGCGGGTTTTATGGATAAATTAAAACAATCTTTTGCTGATATGGTAGCAAATAGTAAATTGACAGATTTTGTTCAAAATATTATAGGCTGG